CTTTATCCCATAAATCCAAAAATTACCTGCGGATAAGTTTCCGGCTGTTGAAGTTCCAATCCGAATCCCGGTTGACTCACTTGCGTTATTAATATATCCGTTTGCCGTTCTAGCGACCATATTGTTTGTAGCGGTTATAACCGTGGATTCATACATAACATTAGAATATCCACCGGCAGGATAAAACCACAAACGTCCACTTCTTCCAAGATTGGCTGTTGTTGCGGTAATCCCGTCTAAAATTATAGTGTTACCACCAAAAGCAAATGACGTTATAGATGGACTAGCCCCAGTGTCAACTGAGCTACCACTATAACCATAAACATTACCAGTTGCTAAAACCCCACCCGGATAAAGCCGACAACCAAGACTACCGGCTCTAACATCTGTAAAAGTGATTAAAAATGAAGAATAAGTGGTGGTGTTTAAACCAGTAAAATCTATAACAGAAGTTGCCGCAGTTGCAGAAGCAAGAAAAACAAACGAACCACCGCCGCCTCCAGCAGCCTGAGATACCCAAGTTGAACCATTGGACGTTAATACGTTTGCACTTGTCCCCGGAGCAACAAACTGAACCGCAGATGTTGCGTTACCGAGAATGACGTTATTGGCGGTTAGTGAAGTTTGTCCTGTGCCGCCGTTTGCCGCTGACAAAGTTCCGCTAGAAACAGACGAGGCGTTCAGGGATGTAAGGTTTGCGCCCGATCCACTGTAACTGTTCGCTGTAATAACATTTGTTGAGAAATTACCTGTGGCGTCACGCTCTACAATACTGCTTGCCCCGTTGGAACTTGAGGCTGTGGTTCGGTTGTTTGATATTGTCCCTGCTGTGATTGCCGTGGCATTTAAGTCTGTAATGTTCGACCCAGAAAAGGCGGCGGTGCTCGACCCCGTCCCGCCATTCGCAAGAGGTAATACAGCGCTATTGGGGATCTGGATGGTTGATCCATCTACAACTATTGCCCGTTCTGCCGGGTAAACTGAAAACACCGTCTTGATGCCAACCGCCAATGTAATTTGGGTAGTGTTGCCGTTTGAATTAGACAGCACCGTGGTACGGGCTAATGTGTCACCACTGGTTGAATATGTTCCAAGACCAACCTCCCAAGCCGCACCATCCGTAATACAGTAGTAGGTTGTATTAGTGTCACCAATACTTGAAAACGGTTGAAATCCTGAAAGAGCGCCATCAAGCGTAAGCGTACCTGTACCAGTTGTAGTGGTAGTTTCGCTAATTCGGTCTTTTAGAATAAGTGCCATTGTCAATCCTTATGGGGTTTCAGGCCAAGGTGCCTTGGATAAATCAGTTTCATAACCCAAATTAGTTTCTACAACAACTTGGTTATACCAAGGAAAACCAGATTGCTGAGGTATGTTACGCAAGGCTTGGCGATAAGGCTCCCATAAATCCCTAGTAGCCTGCGGAATGTCAGGAAGTTGAGTCCAATCTGTTAACGCAATACGATCATTTCTTTCTGTTTTTATTGCCTCAGAAACTTCTTCAACAGTTGGCGGCGCAACATTAAACTCTGCAACTACCCCAAATTCACCAGCCAAGGCTCTAGCGTAAATGTTTCTGCCGTGTTCTGCCGAGTCATTTGGGTCTGCTGTAAATGGTAAATCTTCTGGGATCTCTTCAAACCGAACCGTAAGATCAATTAGTGTTTGATCCCGAGTTACCCATTTTGGATTTTTTGCATAAACAAGATTCATTATTAATCCTTAAGCAATACGAAGCCATGTGCCAACTAAAATACTTTTATTTGCAATGTTGTTATTGTAATTAGACATAACTCTCCAAGTCCCAGCCGGAGCGGCTGTTGTGCTTGCTGTTTGTGCAGTTGTGGTTCTGATAGCGCAACTAACGGCTAATGAAGACCCTGATTCAGTAGCACCGGCGCTATAAGTTGCTGTTGTTGATGTGTTATGTAAAGTTGCGTATGTTCCAACATCGCCATAACCGGTAGCGCCTCCACCTGATGCGGAAATTGTAATCGACCCAGAACCATTAGTAATCGTAACACCGCTTCCTTGGGTTAACGTGGCTTTAGTGAGAGTGTTTCCTGTGGTGTTACCGATCAGTAACTGACCATCGGTATAAGTAGTTTGACCAGTGCCACCAGATACAACCGGTAAACTAGCCGTTGCTCCGGGGACGATACTTGAACCGTCTACATATACTGACCGTTCCGCAGGATAGGTACAAAATACCGTTTTAGTTCCAGCGGAAAAATTAACCGCAGTTCCTCCATTACTAGACTCTAAAATAGTATTTCTAGAAAGAGTAGTTCCAGAAGACGTATATGTACCAATACCTAGTTCCCACTCTGTACCGCCCACAATAGAGTAAAAAGTAGTATTGCTGTCCCCAATTACAGAGAACGATTGAAAACCGGAGACCGCACCGGCTAGGGTTATCGTCCCTGTTCCGGTGGTTGTGGTGGTCTCCTGTACACGGTCTTTAATGACTAAAGGCATGATTAAGCAATACGAATAATTGCGTTAGAAGAATCGTTGGTCGGGAAAATGATTGTGAAGTCGCCATCTGTAGATGTCTTATCGCCGCCAAAATCCAGAACGCAGACAGAAGCATTAGTCAAAGTTGTGTTGGCATTGCTGTTTGCCGAAGGCGTGGTGTTATAAATCAAAGCGCCACGAGCCGTCACCGATACGTTCGGGAAAGTCAGATCGGAAAAGTCGCAGAAACCTGTACCGGTATTGGCGTTGATGTTGGTTGCCGTTACACCTGTGTTGGTCAGTGCTAGACCGCCAGCCGAATAGTTAGAACCGCTTGATTCGTTAGAAGAACTGTACGTAGTCGTATTGGCATCTAAAGACGCAGACGACGTATACAGAGCAAGTTTAAACGTGTCTGCGCCTGTGTCGCCTGTTGGGCGGAAATCGTGTACAGCCAACAAAAGTTGGGCTTTAAAAGAAGTGCACATTGCTTGGGTGATTGCCATTTTAAGGCTCCTTATTCATCTAAAAGTTTAATTAACTCAGGATGTCCTGCTTTCCTGAACTTGTTTGCCAGAGTCACATGGTGAGTTCTGACGGTTTCCTTCATGTAATACACTAAAACTTGCCGGATCTGATTACGGAACGCTTCGGCTTGATCCCGAATGGCAGGGTGCGTCTGTGAGCCAACAGAGATAATCTTGTCCAAAGCACGTTCAGCCATTTCTTCAGGCGTAAACCCACGCCCCTGCGTGGTTAGGACCTTGACTTGACTGCCCCCCAAAAGGAAGGCTACTTCGCTCATGCTGCTCATTTGACCGGATACCTCGCTTGTTCGGTTCTGTACATATCCTGACGATTCTTGCCCTCGCCCAATTGTTTCAGCATGGCAAGAGCCTCATTATACCGGGCTATGTAATTGTTATTGACATCCTGCTCGCCCTTCATAAACGTATAAGCCTCCAAAAGCGCCCCATATAAGAGTGCCTGTGGAAACTTTGTGCTCAACCAAGTCGTATTAGTTACCGTGGGTGAGACAATAGATAGTGGATAATAGAAATAATGCAATTCCATTAAGTAAGCGGCATCAGGGGTAGGCCCAAGAATGTACGAGTTCTGATCAAAAATAGCATAGTGAGTTGGTATCCCTGTAGACGTTGGGATTGGAAATGACTCACGAATGTACTCAACGTCTTTATTAAGCAAGAAAGACTGCCTTCCTGTAACCGGCTCAATAACGGCTAATGAGAAGTTAGCCAGCCAATCTGATGGAACGCTTAGATATTGGTTGTTAATTGTGGCATTACCCGTCACGTTCTTACGAAGATCTGGGATCTGAACCGAGTTAAATATCCGATACTCTGCCTGCTCGATGAACGTATCAATCTGCGTCTTCGTAAGGAAACTTGTTGAAGAAACAGTCGTAATAGGAACCGGGGGATTACCCGTAGTTCCACCGTTAGGAGTATTGACTACCGTGTCTGGGAAATCGTTTTCACAGTACGCTTGGATAGTCTGAAACAGAGTAGCGTAATCCACCTTTTATCCCATCTTTTTGCTATGACTGTTCCCACGGGTCGTGTTCTTAGTACCACGAGTCCGTTGGGTTTGCGTGTTAGGCACGTTGTTAGGGTACCCATTGTTATTGGGCACAATTGGTACTTGCTTGACTGGCGTATCCATATTAGATCCCCGTTTTACGAACCATTGACATAGACTTCTTCTGGTTGGCAACTTTTGCCAGATTCCGACCCATTGCCTTCATTTGTGCGTTAGTCTTACCACCCTTAGCCAACTTTTTTACATTAGCGTCTGGATGAGCCTTAGCGCCCTTTTTAGCCATATGTGCCTTCAATGCTGCTTTGAGTTTCATTTTTTACTCCTAAGTTATTGTTACTGTTACGGTTCCTGTTTCCCCGTTAGCCACTAGGTTATTCAGTAACCCAGATAACTGCAAGGGATTGTCCAAACCAACAGGATTCCACCCCCATTGGATCTGTCTACTACCGCCAGACGGCGTTCCAAAAGCATCTACATCCTCATTCGGCAAGTTTAATGGGTTAGTCTGAATACCTGTAAAACCTGCTTGTATATAACTCGTATCTT